TCCTGGGACACATTCTCGTCGTAGTAGTCCCAGTTGTGCTTTGAGATCAGTTCTTTGTACACACCGCAGATCGCTTTGTTTTCTTCCTGCTTGAGCAGCGCATCCGTGATTTCGAGCTCCACAAGATCGATCAGCGCGTCCGGATCCCGGGCGAAGACTCCTGAGCCGCTGGCCCGGTCCATCGACCGTTTTCCGCCTTGGGCGCCCTTGCTGTGATGGTGACAGTAAATCACGCTGGCACCCAGTTCCGTTGCAATCTTGTCGAATTGGTTCGTAAAATGGGCCATCTGGTCTGCGCTGTTCTCGTCGCCGGTCAGGACCTTGTAAATTGGGTCAATGATGACGGCAATGTACCCCTTCTTGGCCGCGCGCCGGATCAGCTTCGGCGCGAGCTTATCCATCGGGGCGGTTCTTCCGCGAAGGTTCCATATGTCGATCTTGTCGATGTTCCGTGGATGCAGACCCAGCGCCTGATACACGTCGCGGAACCGATGCAAGCAGCTAGCTCGGTCGAGCTCAAGGTTGACGTATAGCACCCTGCCCTGCGCACATTGCCACCCGAGCCATTTCGTGCCCTCTGCGATCGCGATACATAACTCAATCAAGGCAAAAGACTTCCCGGCCTTCGACGGCCCGGCCATCAGCATCTTGTGTCCCTGCCGCAGCACGCCTTCGATGAGCGCCGGGGCTAGCGGCGGTAAATTGTCCCATGTGTCGGTCAGATTCTCCGGATCCGGCAAATCATCGTTTACACCTTCAATCCACTCGTACCACTCGTTCCAACTCGGTTTCCCAATGTTGACGTCGACAATGAACTGTTTTTTACCGTTCCGTTCAACGCCTGGCATCCGGGACAGTCTGGAAGGGTTACGGTTCTGGTTGTCGATCGTCAGTCCATTCTTTTTACAGACGTTATAGAGATAATCAACACGCTTACGATATTCGTCGTAATTGGCCGCCTCGATCCGGACGATGGCATGGAGACTCTTGCCCCCGCTGTAGACAAGCACCGCGATCGGCAGTTCCAACTCTCGCATGATGGCATGCTGCTTCTCGATGTCCATCGTGTCAGATTCGACCAGCGCATACCGAAAATCGGTCACGTTCTCGTTTTTTACTCCGCGGCCGTCCAGCGGGTTAAAGCGTATCCAGGCGCCAGCTTCCGGATTGTAGTCGCCCAGAACCGCGCCGATATCGCCGCCGCAGCTGCTGAGTGCCTGGATCAGCTCGCCGGCCGTCCGGTCATATGCGCCTTTGGTCGGCAGCCACTTCCCGTCTTCGCTTCGCCACGATTCCGTCACATACCCGACATGCTCGCTGGCTTCGAAGAGCGTCTGCAGGTAGGTGATGAGCTGCTGGACCGGATTCCATTCGGTGTCAGACGGCTCCTGGATTTCGCGACCCTCGATCCAGTTGCGGTCGACAACGACGTAATTGCCAGAAATCTCGTCTTCCCAGCCGAGCTCTCGTTCCTCCCGGCTGCCCCGTGGCGTCCATCCGTGGTCTTTGGCCATCTGTGTGATCGTCGCGCCGGTGACCGGGTTGGGGGCTCCGTCGAACGTCTCCCACTTCCGGAAGCATTCGCCAGGGTGGTAACGGGCCGGATCGCGCTTGCTCCAGGCATCCCAATCTGCCGCGGTATAGCCCTCATGCTTGAGGGCCATACCGACATTCAGCCATTCTTGATAAGTCAATGTTGCAGGGTCGATATATGACAAAAGCGCGATGAGATCGAGTTTGTGTTCCATACCCCATTCCCCCATGATGCGAATTCAATCCGGTCGCCCGGTATGATCAGGCTATCGCCCAGCTGGACGACCTCTGGACGGAGAACGTCGCAGTCCTCGAACATCCCGTACATGGCGCCCCATTTGATGGCGGTGATCATTGCGCACATTGTGCCTGTGCATACTGCGCCTCTGCTTCGCGTTCTCGGATAAGTTGATCCAGACACCAGCGTGCAGTGCGCAGATCCTCGACGCCTTTCCAGTTCCAGAGATGCTGGATCGCGGCGCCGGTGCAGTAGGCTTCGATGCCGGTTAGTCCGATCACCGCTGACTCAATCACGTGCATAAGTTCGATTCTGACCGGTTTGTTCGTGTCGACGGCTCGCTCAACGGTTTGGAGCAGCGCGTCGCGTTCTTCTCGAAGCCGATCCACTTCATGACCGAGTCCTTCTGCTTGCCCCATCCAGTACTTATTTTCTTCTTCCAGTTGGGCGACAGTCTTTTTCAGTTGTTCGATCTCGGCCAAATGCTTCTCGGCTGCTTGGCCTGCGAGCGCGACAGCTCGGGTGTTGGCCGCTTTCAGCCTCTCGACCTCAGTTGTCTTCTCCGCCAGTTCCTTCTTCAGCTGCTCGATCAGTTCGTTTTTCTGCCGGTTTCGAATGGTTTCTTCTACTTCGGGCGGCACATCGGGCAGTTCAGGCTCATCAGTCGCCGTCGGCTCCGCTGTGCACTCGCCTCGCTGATCGATCAGCATTTCGTCCAGCAGCCGCTGGGCCTGCTCGCCCTTAACTCCCTTCAAGTTCCACTTACCGAGCCAGTAATGGAGAGCTCCCCTGCTCAAGCCGAGCTCGTCCTCGATCCGGCTGACTTTCTGTCCTGCTGCCAGCCGGCGCAGGACTTCCACCTTATCCGGCGCTTTCGGCGCCACAGTTTCTGCTGACATGGATTTTTCCTCCTCTCGTTTCGCATATCGCATCATCGCCCGGCGCCGCTGTTCCTCGGACAACATTTTCGTGCGCCGTATGAGCCCGACCGGCCTCTTGCTCTTGACCGGCGCCCCTGGCGGACCGTACCGCTCCGCAATCTCTTCGGGACTCAGCCGGTACGTGATCACCGGCCCGTTGCCGCGGGATTTCTCCTCAACCTCCCGTTTCGGGACGGGCGTTCCCGCGGTTGTAACCGTTCGACCAAACCACACTGTCCATGCCTCCTTTATGAGGTGAGAACCAGTTCGGGGTGATATGTTCTCGGATCGATGTCGCTCGGCACCCGCCAGCCGTTTGCCGCAATGCGATCGATCAGGCGCCGGGCCGACTCAAACGACCACATTCCCACATGCTGAAAACCGTAGCGTTCGAGCAGGCGGATTTGCTTCGGCGTGGTCAGTCCTTCGATGCGGCGTTTTTCAAGTCGTTCAAGGAGTTTTGCCGCCTTCCCGGCGTTGTCGATCTCATCCGGGTAAATACCCAACTTCTCCAGCGTCTGCAGTTGTTTCTGGCTGGGCGGCGCCATTTCCCATCCGAACGCTGGCACATAATTGGCCAAATCCTCGGCTTGGATACTCATCTCGAACTGCAGCGGATCGACCAAAGCCCGTTTGCGGCGACGCATCTCGGCGAGCTGCTTGGCCAGCGCCTCCTCACGCTGCGCAACGACATCTTCAGCAGCCTGCTTCTCGACTTGTTCCAAGTCCACAGGAGCACCAGCTTCTTCGATCCGTTTTGTCATGGCCTTGGCCACTTCTTCGTTCTCTGCGATCAAGTGAGCTGGGTGACATAGTTCATGGCGTTCCGTATGCCAGAGGAAATCGAGCAGTAGCAGTTCCGTTTTCCCTGGATAGAGCCGAGTCCCACGGCCAACCATTTGAGAGTAAAGCGAGCGGACTTTCGTCGGCCGCAGCACAACAATGCAATCCACGCTTGGGCAGTCCCAGCCTTCAGTGAGCAGCATCGAATTGCAGATCACGTTATATTTTCCTGCTTCGAAATCAGCCAGGATTTTCGACCGGTCTTGTGATTCGCCGTTCACTTCCGCGGCGCGGAATCCAATCGCGTTCAGGATCCGCGCGAACTTTTGGCTTGTCTTGACGAGCGGCAGGAATACGACAATTTTTCGGTCCCTGGCCACATTCCACATTTCGGCTGCGATTCGTTCAAGGAATGGATCCAAAGCCGTTCCAATATCGCCGGCCGCAAAGTCACCGGACTGCACCCGGACGGCGGACAAGTCGAGTTTGAGCGGGATGGTCATCGCCTTGATCGGACTGAGATACCCTTCCTTGATCGCCCGCGGCAGTGTGTACTCGTAGGCCAGCGACTCGAAATAGGCGCCGAGGTTGCGCATGTCGCCGCGATCCGGTGTCGCCGTGACGCCCAGAACGTTCGCGCCGTCGAAATACTGCAGGATGCGCTGGTAGCTGTCGGCGAGGCAATGGTGCGCCTCGTCGACGATGATGAAGTGGAAATAGTTCGACGGGAATTGCTCCAGCCGTTTCGTCCGCATCATCGTCTGGACGCTGCCAACGACAACGCGATACCAGCTGCCAAGCGCTGTTTGCTCCGCTTTCTCGACGGCACATTTCAGTCCCGTTGCCTTTTCCAACTTGTCGGCCGCCTGATCAAGCAGCTCGCCGCGATGGGCGAGGACGAGGCCACGCTCGCCCATCCGCACGCGATCTTCGATGACTTTCGAAAACACGATCGTTTTCCCGCAACCAGTTGGCAGCACCAGCAACGTCTTCTTCACGCCATTCGACCATTCGCGCTGGATGGCTTCCCTCGCTTCTTGTTGATATGGTCTGAGCTCCATAGCCATCACCTTAGAACTGGCCGGGCGTGAAGATTCCGGTTTGGCCCGGGAACGGCGGCTGATGCTGCGGATTTTGCTGCCCGATATGCTTCAGGTATTCGTCGTACGGATAGAACCGCTTGATCTGGTTGTTCACGAGTTCACGGCCGTCCTTCGTGTACTTGTAATGTTCGATCTGGCAGCGTCCTTTGGACCCGACGACGGCATTCCAGTTCATACGCAGCGGTTCGCCCTTTTTCTTTTGTCCGATCGCCGCGAAGAATGCGGAAAGCAGCCCCTCCGTCTTCGTATGCAG